AGAGTATGGCACGATCCCTTGACAAAATCAAGACCCTTCTCCATCCTTGTGTGATTGGAGGGCTCATGGCCAGTAACGAACTGCTCGACGCGGCCCTGAAATACGCGTCCGAAGGATACCACATTTTTCCCTGTCTCCCCGGCCAGAAGGGGCCGGCAACCCCAAGAGGTTTCCATGATGCCACACGAGACCACGACCGGATCACCGCCTGGTGGACTGCTGACCCAACCTACAACGTCGCCATCTCTCTGGAGCCTTCTGGCGTCAGCGTGGTTGACCTGGATGAATGGACCGGACTTGAAGAGTGGGCCAGTCTCGAGCATGAGCACGGACGAGTGGATACGCACACAGTGTCCACGCCTCGTGGAGGCAATCACCTCTATTTCCGCGGCGAATTGCGAGCAAGCCAGCATAAACTGGGCTCGAAAATCGACACAAGAGGCATCGGATCGTATGTGCTCGTGCCACCTTCATCTACGGACGCCGGGTGCTACCGGCTCCAAGCCGCTCTGCCGTTGGCCAACCTGCCCCCATGGATACCAGCCACACTGGCAACGCTGAAGCGAGTAGCCCCGCGCGCGGAGGCCAGCGCCATAGAGTTAGATCTCCCGCACAACATCGAGCGGGCAGTAACCTACCTGAAGCATCTGGCCCCCGTGCGCCAGGGCGAAGGGGCGGACAGCAAGACGATCGCCGTGGCATGCAAGCTGCGAGACCTGGGCTTGTCGCCCAGCATGACCCTCGACACCATGCGGGTCCACTACGACTGCGCACCGGTAGGGCCAAAGTATCATGCGTTCCTCGAAAGGAAGATCGAAAATGCCTACAAATATGCTGAAAATACCGTGGGGATTGACGCGACGGGGCGCCCCCAGGAAAGTTTCGCCATTCATATCCCGGCTCTGCTCGCATCTCAGCCGCGTCCACGTTTCAAACCGTATAACGAAACGGAGATGGACAATCTCCCGGAGCCGACATGGTTGATCCCAAACCTACTACCAGACCAGGAGACCGCCATCATCTATGGACCGAGCGGGAGTTTCAAGTCGTTCGTCGCCCTCGATCTCGCGCTGAGTGTTGCAGCGGGTGTCTCCACGTTCGCTGGTTCACCCACCCGCACCGGGCTTGTCTTCTACGTTGCCCTGGAGGGGAAGCACAACCTGATGACCAAGCGCCGCTCAGCGTGGCGGCTGGCCAGGTCCACGCCTGAAATACCAGGTTTCTTTGTTATGAACGGCCCGACGATGGGTGAGGACGAAACCGCGCGTCAGGAGTTTTGTGATAGCATTAGAGAGACGAGCGACGCTATCCGCGCTCCTGTCGCAATGATAGTAGTCGATACTGGTGCCAAGATGATGGCAGGCACGAACGAAAATGATGCTCGTGATGCCGGGGCCTTCGTCGCCTTCTGTGATCATTTACGTGAGACCTTTGGTTGCGCCATCCTCGCCGTGCTCCATAGCGGGAAAGAAAGCGAGCGAGGTATACGTGGGTCCAGTGCCATCTACGCGGGTTTTGATACTGTGATAGCCCTCGAAACCGAGCGCCAGAAACTTGTGACCCGTCTCCGGGTTGAGAAGCACAAGGACGCGGAAGAGCGTGCCACCCCCTGGTATCTCCGCATGGTTCAGATCGGTGGGAGCCTGGTCCCCTCTGAGATCCAGGCCAAAGATTTCCGCGAAACCGTCGAGGGTAACAGCCCGCTCGGCGAAAACAACATAGCCCGGACGCTTCTGCAATTCAAAGCTGGGATCGACGGGAACAATGCTCTTACCACTCATGTTCTGGTTTCCTTACTGTTTCCCCTCACCGAGGGGACTGATGTTGACGAGAACGAACGAAACAAACGTAGCGCGGTATCCTACCTTAACAAGGCCGGGAAGGACAAGCTGGCCGCCTATTGTGACGGCCAGCAAACCGGGCAGCTCATGTGGCGGACTATGCCGCCCAGCCTCGCTTGTTAAGCTCGCGACGTAATACCGCCAACCGGTCCCGCTTTTTAGCAGGAGGGGCTCGCCCAGCATCACGCTCGATTTTGAGTGTGCGACGAGCGCTATTAACCTGGGCTGTTCGTTCTGGGGAGTTAGGCGTGATTTCTACTACACGTAGAAATTGTGCCCACGCGCGACGAGGATGCCGTTCGTCTACGGTCAGTGATCCATCATCAAAGCGCACAATGTCAAAAAGCACATTTTCATCTGTGATGACATATTCCGCACGCCACCGATCCACTGTGATCGTCAGACCTGATCCAGTGAAACAAATAGCCTTGCCATTGATCTTCCGTCCGCATAACACGCGGGCCAAGTCCGGGGAGGCTCGCACACCTTCCGTGACCAGGCAACAGTTGAAATTGTGTTTCTGGGGTTTTCCAAACTCGTTCGTATAGTGCCCCATAACAAAGTTGAGTTTTTCCGAAAAGCGCACCGGGCACTCTCCCAGGGAAGCAAGTGGCCTGTCGGATCCCGCTCCTCCTGGTGCACCACGGGGAGACTGAGAAGCCCGACTACCTTCATCCGGCTGGTAGTGTGACCGGCCATCGGCCGATTTCGATAAACTAATCTTATGCGTTTTCATTGTCAAGATTTCCTTTTGAATAAATTAGCGGCGGCGTAGTTCGTGGTCTAAGGCCAGAGCCATGGCGGCCGGGCTGAAGTCCACATTGAAGCCGCATGAGCCCACGTTGAAGCTCTTGGTCTCGATGAGAGGCCGATCGCCCAGGAGCCACAGGTCAGTGTCGAGCCATCGCCACGGCACGATGATAGTCAAGGCTTGCCGGTGTCTCGGTGGCACTTCATGGGGCTGAGGCTCGACGAAGAGCGTGGCCTGCCCGCGCGCCACCAGTTCGTGATACATCATCCGGGCATACCAGCGCGAGCCCGGACCGTGGACCACGACCGCTCGGGTGTCAGTCAATGACGTGCCCATCAGCCCCTCCTCGCCACGTTCCACCCCACGATGACCACGATGGCCACCGCGAAGACGATATCTATCAGACTATCCAACATTACCATTGCTCCTCTTCCGGTGCGAGCTGGCCAAATGCCTTCTCGCACTCACTAATCAACATGGCCATATAAACCGGATCGTATTCCCCCCGCAAACCTTTTATGATCCTGCGAGCGAAATTCGCGCCCACCCGGACTTCAGCGCCCCCAATCGGTTCCACCAGCCCATCAGGACCGTTGGGATTGAACCATACGAACGCCTTGCGATGGCCCGAGGGACCACCAGGGATCCACTCCTCGCGGCACATATCCTTCAGCCGGTCCTTGGCCAGCCGGCGCAGCACCGTGAACAGGTGCATGATCACGTCCTTGTCCGCCTTGGGCACCCGCTGCTCCTTTGGCCAGAGTTTATAGCCCAGCTCCGTGGAACTGATCTTGACGCCCGGAGGCGCTTCGCCGATCGAGGCGATGACCCGCTTGCTGATCTGGTCCATGGTCTCGCGCGGCGTGCCGGCGGTCAACAGGTCACGCCAGAAATCACCATTATTTTCCATTGTTAGTGAAACTCCTCTTGTAATGTTAGAAAAAGAGCCTACATCGCCAGAGGAGGGAAGAAGAGGCTCCCCGTAGGGTGTGGTCGCTTCTTCTGACTGACGAAAGCCCGAACTGCGTTCATTTTGAACCGTCCCATGTTTGGGTAGAATTGTGGGTTTGGGGTATCGGTCGGTCGCTGCGCTCCTCCCTCCCCCCAGGTGCTTCTGTTGGGATAAGTTGACCCAACCTTTCTTGTGCAGCATATCAATTCTCCTCGATCAGCATAATAAACTAGTGAAGTGGCATTGTCCAACACTAGTTTACAATACCGGAGGCCATTATGCGCTGGCCACCGTGAACCTTAGACAAGCAAGGTGCAAGGCGGACACGTCGCTGGTGGTTCCGATCGGTCGCATGGTTCGGCCGGCTTGGTTCACAACCCGATCGGCCTGGAATTGGCACCATGTATCCCACCAGTAGCCACTATCGCCGATCGACTGCCAATAGGCGTTATATGAGCGGACTTTGGCCAGTCTCGTCTTGGGTGTCCATGTGGACCGGTGGCGGAAATGATCTTCCCGCAGGTCAAAGCGGTGGAGGTGGATACCGTCCATGCACGCCCCCTGGCCAGTAGTCAGCTGAGCGAGGAAGCTGGCCTTGACGATCCCCAGACCGGGAATTTCAAGGTAGCGCATAAGCAGGTCGTCGAGGCCGATGGAACCATCCGAGCATGCGATAGACGCATTCCATAGGTCTTCGGCATTGTTGAGCACATACTGTAACCCGATCCGCTTATGCCCATACAGATAGACTGACGTGACACCATTTTCCTGGATGTCCGCCAGCCTGTCTTCGATTGAATTGAAAGGCTGTTGGATCGATGCGAAGACGAGTGCCGCGATACCAGGGAAATAGACGGGGTTACCCAGAGACGTGCGAGCAATGTGCGCGCAGTCCCGAGCATGATACTGGCCAATGCCGGCCGGGACCGGGGCATCCCTGCCCCAGTCTTCGCCTGTGATATCGAAAGGATCCAGATTACCGCTACCGCCTGTAATCAGTCCCTCGCGTGGCGCAAGGTCAGATTTCATCGAGCTTTTCCCCACGTTTCGCGGCATACTTCGCTTCCGCCTCGACTTTTGCCGCGCCCCGCAGCTCCTTGTAGAAGTTGCGGCTATGGTTACCGTAATAGTGGAGGACCGCGTTCAGCTTGTCCTGTAGGTCCGTCATGTGCTGGCGCGCGGTTTCCGATCGGGGTATTTGCTTGTCCTCATGCTGGTAAGCCCAGCCCAGATGGACTACCAGCCCCCGAATATTGTCCATGAAGGATTGCCAATCTCCGGCCAGCGCCCCCTGGTGGAAGTCGCCCCCTTTGGTCGTGAAATCCCACATGATGAAGCCGTCTGACGTGACATTGGCCAGCCCGGAGAAATAGGGACCATCCGTGGGCTGGTCGTCCCCCATGAAGGCGCATGCCAACATGGCGCCAAGGCGCGCGCCTTTGGTGGCGTCCAATGCCTGCTTCAGGTGGTCCGGCAGGTTCACATACTCAACCATGATACATCCTCTTGAAGTAGTCGTATGCCTCGGAACGCGAGGCGGCGTAGATGCGAGCATACCCGAAGGAGTATACACGCGGGCGCGACCATGGCCAGCGAAAGCTGCCATGAAACATCCAATTATACACAGGCGCGGAGGATCCGGACAATTTCTTCATGTAAGTTAGCGGCATAGACGGCCCCCTCCCCACGGTAAGCAAAGCACTCGTAGCTTTGAAGGCGCTTGATTGCCCGGTCCGTGGCATTGAACCGGCCTTTGACTGGCCATAGGTGGCTTTCATCGCGGAGCCTGAACCATCGATTGATCTGCCGGATAGTCATAGTGTCCGCAACTTCCAGGCTTAGGTCCATCACACTATCCTCTCGATTGAGACGTCGCCATTGAAGTCCTTGATATACATGGCCAGCTGGCCACACTGCTTGCCTGACGTATGGGCAATCAGCCGGAGCTGTTCCATGTGCGCTTCGGCCGTAAGCATGTTGCCCGTTTCGTAGGCCACTACATAGTCTACCGATTGGTCCTTGTGATCCTGGCCAGTGTCAGGGTCACGCCACGCACCTGACTTGTGAGTGGCGGTGTAGCCTCCGAACGTGGCGAGTAGTTGATCCTTCACCCAACGGTGGGCAGACCAGCTTTCTTGCCATTGCACGTCCAACGGCAGAATGAATGATGCTTCTCTCATGATCGGCATGCTTCCAGGAATTTGGCCGTATCGAAGCGCGCATTGTTCGCTTCAAACATGGCGACAAGGTTCGCGACAAGCGCTTCACCGATCAGTGTATCATCATCGTATCGGTCGGTTCGCGCTATCGCCCGCGCGATTAGTTCGTAGTGTGGTCTGGTGAACATGGTGTTATCTCCTGATTGGCCACTAAATCATCCGCCATCGGATGATTTAGTTTCTGCCACTCTGGCAGAAACTAATGGCCATAGCTACACCAGCCAGCTGGTGCAACTATCGCAATTAGTGGAACACACGGCTAAATGAGCCGTTTGCCAGCATGTGTCGAGTGAAACCGATCTGATCCGTCGGGAATTGGCCATGATATTCCATGTAGCAAGCTTGTCCTACCACTTCAATTTCCAGTAATTCGCGCCAATAGCAGGAGGTTGCCGCACCATATAGGTTAAGCAGATCGTCCGCCTGAGCATTGGCCACGGTGGTTTTGCCGTCGAGATTAAATGGCGCGCTGAGCTTCAGATGGTGCCAGTCATGCCATGCGCGAAAAGCATAATTGGTCTCGCGACACCCAAAGATCGTCAATTCAGGGTCAGAGTAATCCATGGATACCATCAGCCGCTTCGTGCGCTTGTAGTAATATCGTAGGTCCGCGAGGTTCTCTGGCCCCTTGCCGGTGTCGTATCCCGTTGGGCAGAGCCGGCTGGCGATATGGTTTACGGCGACATTGAACGCCTGGTCAAGCCCAATGAAGGGTTGAACTTTGGACACTGGCACGGGGCCAGATGTAGGTTGTTGCATGATCATGGTGTGCTCCTTATGATGTAGCGAATGTAGGCGGCGAACAGATAGTGGATCGGCATGAGGACTATTATACCCATGCAAAACATTATCCACAGCCATATGCCCAGCGCACCGAGGCTGAATACGGCCAGAAGGAAGTCTTGCATTAATGTCTCCCCTTCGTGCGGGATAGGTAGACGACATTGGCCAATAGCAACACGCCCACGAAAGCGCCATAGATTAGTATGGAGGTGTCGATTGCTGGCATGTGTATCCCTGATTGCATCCACAGGAAGTTTGGGTGCATCGCGATTACGTGAGTGTCCATTAGTGTATCTCCTGCTTGACCACGCCAATATCGCATTAGTTGTTGTGTTAGGCAACTAACAAAGTGTATCGTTTGTATCGTCATTCACTAGCGTATCACACACGCTCGCACACTAAGTTGTCAGGTGTTCAATGATTACAATGCACTGTCACCCCTGTTGCTGGCATCGTGTATTGCACGTAATACAACACACTAGTGCGCACACTAGTTTGCTAGTGTTCAACCCGTGGATGCTCAACTAGCATACACACTATTGACCACTATGGATACACTAGCGCGATGAACCGGGGTGGGTGCCGGGTGGGGGGCGAATGCGATGCGCGCGGTAGTTTGCCCCCCAATCACCGCTTTCGCGCGATTTTCCTGGAATTTCTCCTGGTCCTTACGAAAGTGGAACAATCCCCGGTCCCTTGACAAACCCCAGCCGACACGCTAGTTACCCGTATCAGGAGGTATCATTAGTATGCCAAAGATGGTCAGAGCCCATAACCCGCCCCGCCAGGAGATCGCCCTCCGGGATTACGAGGTCGGTCCCGACATGCTGGCCCTCACCGATCGCCAGCGGGCCTTCGTCTTCCACCTGGTGGACCAGGGCGGGCTCGACCACCACCGGGCCGCCAGCAAGGCGGGCTACAAGGGCGACACCGAGACGCTCCGGGTGACCGGTTGGCGGCTGGCCCATGACGAGCGGATCGGGCTGGCCATGATCGAGGAGGCCCGGCGCCGGCTGCACGCCACGGCTATCCTGGCTGCTAGTGAACTGCACAAGATCCTGGAGGATCCGACCACCAGTAAGATGCTCAAGCTCCGCGGGATCCAGATGGTCCTCAACCGGACGGGCCTCGGCTCGAGCCAGACCCACGTGGTCAAGCACGAGGTGACCGTCACGGACGAGCAGAAGATCGCCGACATCCAGGCGATGGCTGAGAAGCTCGGGCTGGATCCAACCAAGCTCCTGGGGTCATACGGCATCACGATCGACCATGACGCTTCAGCCTTGACATCTGGCCGGGAACTGACCATAGTCCCGGATGACGAACCCGACGAGGGTCTCGAGGAAGAGGAAACCTGGTGATGTCGAAGTTCACCCGCGAACTGCGGAAGTATTCCAACCTGGTCGGCGACGGCCAGGAGTTGAAGAAGAAGATGGTCGATGTCGCTCAGCAGCTCGAGGATCTCGAGCACGCGATGGTGTCCGAGAGGGACCCCAAGAAGCTGGCGGCCATGCGCGCCCAGCACGCCGTGCTGACGGAGGTGGGCAAGGATCTCTACATCCAGGTGCAAGGCTATCCCTACAAAGAGGACCTGTGACATGCCCTTCGATGAAGCCAACCCTGAAGGCAAGTCTCGCATCGAGCAGATGGCCGCCGCCTGTATCCACCGGCTCTACGCCCAGATGGATGAACACCCGAACTACCTGACCTATGGTGCCAGGGCCGGGCTCCAGATTGATGACGAGGGTGCCCCTCCCGGCAACCTGATGCTGACCATGGTGCTCGAGTATGTCATTACACCACCCAAATCAGAGTTGAACTGATGGGTATCCACATACACACTGGCGGCCCCAGCGAGTTCGACCTCCTGATCGACACCATGAAGCGGGAGATGCAGGAGAAGATCCTGGAGGCCCTGCTCGACGACCCCCGGCCGCTCGCCAGTATCCTCTTGAACAACCGCAAGATCATGGACAGCCCACACGACATCAAGCATGAGGCCGTGATCACCTTGACCGTTGAGTTTCGCGAGAAGGTATACCCCGATGTCCGAACCTGAATTTATCCGCGGCAAGTTTCTGCCGCCAGCGCCCGTCAAGACCGTCGAGGGCAACAAGATCCTCTCGCACATCCAGAAGGACGGCCGCTCCGCGGTGGAAGAGATCGCCCAGGCGGTCATCCAGAAGATCCAGGCTGAGATCCGGCGCAACGAGCCAGGCAAGAATTTCTGGCAGCTCACGGGCACCGCGGACGTGGGCCTGGCCACGATCACCGTGAAGACCCGCGTCCAGATCGACATCAAGCCGGCCGCTGGTGGCTAAGGTCTACGACCCGATCGAGGCTCTTCATGCGACCATGGCGGCGGCGCTGGAGCGCAAGCTCTACCGTGTCATCGACTTCTTCGACCCCTACCCCAAGCAGCAGAACTTCTACGATGCCGGGATCGGGTTCAAGGAGCGGTTGCTCATGGCGGGCACCCAGCTCGGCAAGACGTATGCCGGCGCGTTCGAGGTCGCCTGCCACCTCACCGGGGAGTATCCTGACTGGTGGCTCGGCAAGCGGTATGAGCGCCCGGTCAAAGGCTGGGCTGTCGGCCTGACCTCATTGGTGACGCGCGACGTGTCGCAGAAGTATCTCTGCGGTGAGCCGGGTGTCGTGGCCAATTTCGGCACGGGGATGATCCCCAGGGAGAGGTTCGTTGACAAACCGAGTATGGCCCGCGGTGTCACGGACGCCTTCGACACCATCCAGGTCGAGCATCGGACTGGCGGCGTGGTTGATGGCGTGTCTGTCCTACGCTTCAAGTCGTGCGAGCAAGGCCGGGAGAAGCTCCAGGGGGAAAGCATTGACTTCGCCTGGATCGACGAAGAGCCCAGACCCGAAGAATACTTCGAGATCGTAGCGCGGACCACCGCGACCAAGGGCATGGTGTTCATGACCTTCACCCCGCTGAAGGGCATGTCGGTGGTGGTCAAGCGGTTCCTCGACAAGGAAGTCCCCTCCGGCCACGTAACCAGGATGACGATCAATGACGCGCGTCATATACACCCCGACGAGCGAGCAGCAATCATTGCTGGCTACGCTGAACATGAGCGAGAAGCAAGAGTTAATGGCACTCCTATGCTCGGCTCTGGACTTATATTTCCTTTCTCGGACGAGCAGCTCCGCGAGGCCACCCTCATGGAGGTGCCACCTCATTGGTTCAAAATCTGGGGTATCGACTTTGGTATTGGACATGCCTTCGGCGCGGTGCTGATGGCCTTCGACCGCGACACCGACGTAGACCACGTAGTCCACACGATCAAGATGAAGGGGGCGAACGCCATGCTCCACGCGAAGGCCATGAAGGCTGTCGCGGAGAACGTGCCGGTGGCGTGGCCGCAGGACGGGCATCAGCATGACAAAGGCTCGGGCCGGCAGCTATCTGGCCAGTATAAGGCTGAGGGGCTGCGCATGCTCGACACCCACGCCAAGTGGGCGGACGGCTCCAACAACGTCGAGCCCGGCATCATGGAAATGTATAACCGGATGGCCACCGGCAAGCTCAAGGTCGCTGGCCACCTGTCCGACTGGTTCGAGGAGCGCAAGCTCTATCACCGGAAAGACGGCGTGATCGTGAAAGCCTGGGACGACTTAATGGATCCAACGCGCTATGCGATGATGATGCGCCGGCACGCCAAGCAGGTTCTCCTGGGATCAGGCAAGCCGCGGCGCGAGGGTGGACAGATCGCTAGTGGGGTCGATTTCGACGTGTTCGCTTGACACTTCACTAACAGCGTGCCATGTATCGACATTGACCGTCTCGCCGCGGAGATAGCACATGGCCGGCCCTATGAATGCGAAGAACACCCCGCTCTCTCCTGCCGCGCAGGATCTCGGGCTCGGTGCCGCGCTCCAGGTCCAACAGGAAGACGCCTCGGAAGAGGCCAAGAAGAAAGCGCAGCAAGAGGCGGCCATGAACAAGATGGGCCTGTCAGGGCCATCCAATACTCCATTCGGCGGCGGG